GTATTATAACATCTGTTATAAAGAAAATCACAAAGGAAATATCATTATGAGTCACGAAGTAGAAACAATGGCATACGCGGGTCAAGTTCCATGGCATGGTCTTGGCGTTAAAGTTGCGGCAGATCTGACCCCTCGCCAGATGCAAAAACAAGCTGGTCTTGATTGGTCAGTCACCAAGCGCCCCTCGTTCGTCACCTATGACGGTGAGATGATCAGTACCGGCACTAATGCTTTGTTACGCGAGTCTGACAACCGAGTTCTCTCACCGAGTGTTGGTGATGGTTGGGAACCTGTACAGAACACCGAAGCATTCGATTTCTTTGCTGAGTTCTGTGCTGCCGGTGACATGGAAATGCATACTGCTGGTTCTCTGAAAAACGGTGAGATCGTGTGGGTTCTTGCGAAGATCAAAGAGTCGTTTGATGTGCTTGCTGGGGACCGAGTTGACAACTATATGTTGTTCTCTAACCCTCATCAGTATGGCAAGTCTCTGAACGTCCGTATGACCCCCACAAGGGTCGTTTGTAACAACACCTTGACTATGTCACTCAACGGCACCACAAACAATGAGATGAAGTTGAACCATCGTCGTGCTTTCAACCCCGAGATGGTCAAGCAGCAGATGGGTCTTGCTCATGAGAAATTTGAACAGTATCGTGATGCTGCGCGGTTCATGGCAGGTAAAAATGCGTCAGCCGGAGACCTAATCCAGTTCTTCAACGATGTATTTCCTGCTGCCAACACCAAGAAGAAGGAAGCAAAGGTGTATGCAGACCTCTCAACCACCGCCAAGAGCGCGTTTGATGTCTTAGAGACCCAACCAGGCGCTGAGTTCGCCATGGGTTCGTGGTGGAATGCTCTCAACGCTGTGACCTTTGTGACGGATCACAGAGTAGGTCGATCTGCCGATACTCGGATGACCAGCGCATGGTTTGGTGCGAATCAGGCACGTAAGTTGAAGGCAACCAACCTTGCCTTGGAATTGGCGACAGCAGCATAGATGAAAAACGGGAATATAACGTATTCCCAAATTTCATGGTTCGGAGGGTTGACTTTACCCTCCAAACCTGTCATAATATGTTTTTGAAATGAGGAGTTTGCGATGTTTAAGAGTCATAAAGAAATCAACAACGATTACCGCAAGATTATTCTTGAAGAAACCGGCGAGTTCAAAATTAAGGACGTGCCTCTCGTAATATGTTCTGAGATCATAGAAGAGCACCGTGAGATGGAAGAAACCATTCAAGCTGAGTTACTCAATTTCACCATCGAGGCAACCAAAGACGGTAAGCGTATTACCGAATCTGCGTCTTCTCTGGCGGAAGCAGATCGCATCATGGATGAGATCATTGAGTTCGGTCTTCGTCAAGATGTCATTATGGTATTGCGTCAGAACAACCGTCTCATCCGTGGTTATATGAAAGGTGAGGTAATCTATCCAACTTCTTATGTGGGGAAAGTAGATGTCACGCCTAGAAAAGTTCTATAAGTTCATCAACATATTGTTGTGTATGGGGATCCTGTTCTTTGCTTTCGATGCGTATGCCGCACCGAAGGTGAAGACCTTCGGACCTAATTGCTACTATGAGGTAACACGAGTAGTAGAGGATGGGGTCATCGTTAGTGAGAAACAGGTTGAGGTGTGTGAAGAAGAAACTGAGCAGGGAAAACAGAAGATGGATCCCGTTCTCAAAGATAGAATTCAGAATGCCGTATTGCTCACTGCTTTTATTGCTGTCTTGAATCAAATTAAATAAGGTTATATTATGAATGTTAAAATGCTTTTAGTGGCAGCAATGTTACTCACAACCGGTTGCGCGAGCAACTACAACGTCAAGAACGAATCTGATGACGGACAAATCTTGACCCAAGTGCCCAAGTGGTACATTGACTCGGAAGAGCAACGTGGGTTGCTTGATCGCAAGAATAAACACAGTTACATTTATGGTGTCGGTTCTGCGGTTTCTGCCAGTTTACAGATTGCTATTGACAAAGCAACGATGCAAGCAAAAGCAGATCTAGCAGACCAAATCCGAAGTTACATCAATAAGGATTTGGAATATGCGGCAGCAGAGAAGGGTTCCGAGACTTCTGAGTCCCTCGAAACCGAGATGCGATTGACCACCCAAAACCTAATTAGCAATATGAATGTTGCCGGTTATGAGGAGTGGAACAAGGGCGTTTTTGTCACCGCACAGCAGCAGTATCGAGTGTATGTTGGTTTGAAGTGGACCCGTAATAAAAAGAACGCATTACACGATCTTATCCCCGCAGATATTTTACGCCCCAGTATGAAAATATCTCAAGTTGTTTCCGAGTAACTTGAAAATATATCATGTAAAAAGTTACTTTTTTACCCCCGTAAGTCATTGATTTTATTGAGGAAAAAACACCCTTATAAATCAATGACTTACAGCTTGTGCCAACCGCTAAAATACTGTATAATAACATCTGTTATTGAGAGTGAGTACTATGATTTATTTGGTTTCGGAAGGTCGCATCAAGAACAAGAAGCATTACATGTCTTTCGCGGAAGATGTGATCAATGAGTTGTTCCCCCGCGAGTTCACCAAGCGTGAAATTATCATCGGGATCAAGTTCTCAACTATTGTAGGTGACGGTATATTTGGTCAGGCAGGTATGGGTGACGAAACTGATGAGTTCCTCATCGAGGTAGCAAAAGTCGTGGACGAAGGTGGTATTCGTCCTGTGACCCCTGCTGAGATAGCAAGTACCATCGCCCACGAGTTGGTCCATGTACGCCAGTACATACGTGGTGAGTTGGACGCAGGTATGACTCGATGGAAGGGACAAACCATCCCATACGGTCCCAGAGGTGCTCTCAAAATACCTTATCGGACCCAACCTTGGGAAGTAGAAGCATTTTCAAAAGAAACTGAACTAACGGAGTTATTGTGGTAGAATCTAGAATAGAATATGCTCGAATTTGGGCAGGAATGAAGCATAAAGGACAGCACCGGAAGTATACCGGTGAACCCTACTTCGAGCACCCCATAGCAGTGTCAGAGATGGTACGTGAGCAGGGTTTGTCAGAGACGGCAGTCATTGCAGCAATCCTTCACGACACCGTAGAGGACACTGACGCGACCTTAGAGGAGGTCTGGGAGTACTTCGGTGAGGAAGTTGCAGAGTATGTCTGGTATCTGACCAAGCCACCTGAGTTCGTTGGAAACCGATCAATTCGCAAGGAACATGACCGTAATAGACTCGCTATCGCCCCCGAAGAGGTGAAGTTCATCAAGTTCTATGATATAGTTCATAATGCCAGTAGCATCAAAGAGCATGACCCTAAGTTCTGGGAGTCATGGAGGCACGAAATGCAGTTGTTATTCCTCGCAATGGACGTACATTCTCTTGATTTTGGCGAGCATGCCCATGATGCTGCTGCCTTTTTAGACGCTCTGTAATAACTTTTGGTTATATCCTTATTCCAAAATGTTCTAATAAATATGTTGACAAAACATCATTTCTCATGTATACTAGTATAGTAAAATAAAGAAATGGAGAACGATATGGGTACATTAGTAGATACAAACACCGGCGAGTTTCTTGAGACTGGTGATGCTGGTAATCTGTTAGAGTACGTAAATGCTCTTGAAGAAATGGGTGTGGTACACAGCCTTAGAGTGTACCTTGAAGATGATGCATATAGTGAGGTAGCGTAATGTCAATGTCAACTGTTCTTAATTCTATTCGTGTTGAGATGATTGGTAAGAAATTCAGGATTAGTTTCCCCGATGATGAGAGTTTCAGAATTACTTTCGAAAAGAAAAGTAAACATCTTACTTTCAAGAATAAGTTTCTGGCGGCAGTTCCTATTCATAGTGTTCCGGAAGAGCAGTTGTTAATCATCAAATCAAAATTAAAGGAGGCGGCGTAATGATCATAGTAGATCACATTAAGTTTGTTCTCAATGAGAAAATAGAGTTGATGGAGTTAACGTCTAGAACTGATTATGATGAAGGTTATCTCGATGCATTAGATTTTGTTCTCAACCTAATAGAAGAGGAGGTATCGTTGTGAGTAAGACGTATAAGGAAGAACTTTTTGAAACCTTCTGTAAAGGATTTGTTTCAGGTTCGATTGCAACCGTCTTAGTAATGGTAATTGTTATAAAGATTTTTTCGTAATGTATCTCTGCGTTTGCAATGCTATCACCGAGAAAATGCTGAAAGAAAATTCTTTCCTTCTGCAAGTGATTGGTACTAAGTGTGGTAAATGCCTTGAATCTGGTCTTGTCAACGATGGTGCTGGCATGACTTATCTAGTAACCTTGTCATCAGAGTCGGAAACTGCTACATATTGCTATGACTCTGATGGCACAACCAATCTTATCTTATAAAGGAAAGTAACTATGAGTAAAATCACAATCATGCAAATGTCTGCTACTCCCGATGATGTGTCAATCGATCAGATCAAGACCTTTGAAGGTAACCTGTTGGACATCTATCAAGATGTAAAATCAATTGCCATGGGATTTACCAAAGCATTTGAGAAGACATCGTCCAAAAAGTTCTCGGTTGAGATGACGCGCAATCTCGAAGGTTTACCGTCTGCCTACATAAGAGAAGATGGTTTGATCAGTAACGTATTCTTCGGTACATACGAAAAAGAAGAAAATGTACGTTTTCAATCCGTGTTAGGAGAGTTCTAATGGAGTTCAGTCCACTAGAAATAACTTTGCTAATACTGGCACCCATGATCATTGCTTTTTACGTGGGTTTCAGTAGAGGTGAAGGTGTGGGTGTGGAAAAAACAATCAACACCTTTGTTCGTTTGAACATGGTAGAGGAAATTGACGAAGAGGAGTTTTTTGACGATGAAGTTTGATTATGAGTTGAATACGTGGAAAAATTGCGATGAGTTTTTTCTGCTACCATCAGTTTCTGTGATATGGTCTACGGGTAAGTTTTTTTACTATGCCTTAGACTTTCACTTTTTATGTTTTCAATTCATCGTCTCTAAAAGTCATTACGATCTATGAGTAAAAAAGTTCTTAATACAAGATCGCCATGTATTGGAGTATGCATTCTAGAACCCCATTGGGGTTCTTTTTGTGTTGGATGTAAGCGTATGACATTAGAAATTCAGAACTGGGTTTACTATGACGATGAAGAGAAAGATCAGATTAATAGAAGGATAGAAGACCTTAATAACGAGGACAGGAATGACTACCCTAAGTATTGAAACTGTGCCATGTTAGGTGTATTAGGAGGTATGGGTCCAGCATCAAGTGCTGAATTTATGGTTAGATTGACTTACTTGACTCCCGCAAAAACAGACCAAGATCATATTCCCACAGTGTTGTGGAGTGATCCTCGTATTCCTGATAGAGTAACCAGTATCGAAAATAATGATGATCTTCCTCTTGCGCCTCTTTTAGAAGGCATTAAAGGATTGCAACTTTCTGGATGTGATACTATTGCAATTCCTTGTAACAGTGCTCATTTTTGGTATGATGAATTGGTCAAACTTGGCACACCTATTCATCATATTGTTCATAGCGTGTCAGATGAATTATTAAACAGAGATCTTACAAATATTACCGTTGGTATCTTAGGGTCGAAAGGTACGCTCAATTCGTGTTTATATCAAAATATTTTAAACGTAAAGGGTTGGCAGTGTATAATACCATCCTTAGATGACATCGACACGTTAGTTCAACCATCGATTAAATTAATAAAAGACAACAGATACGACGAAGCAGAATTTCTGTTGAATAAATCTATTGATAAATTGATTAGCAGGGGAGCAAAGGCAATAGTTTTGGGATGCACTGAATTCCCTTTGGTAATTAAATGTTGCAGTGTTCCGGTGATCAGTAGTGTAGATAGTTTAGCAAAATCAATTATAAAAACATATAAATAAATCATATTTAGCGGATAAGATATTTTTATGGATCGTTTTATTAACAAAACTCTTGCCGAAGGTGCTTCGCTCACATGGGGCGAAATTCAAAAATATGATTGGAGAATTGCAAAGTTCATCGATAAAATGAAATCTGGCGATCCCTTCGATACTAAGAAAGGTAAACAAATAATCCTGTATAGTGCTGAAATCGAAAAAGCACTCAAAGCAAATAATAAAGCATTTGGTCGTACCAAATTAAAAACTGCTGCTGGTATAGAAATTACTTTTGGTGATGTTATTAAAACCAAAGAGTTTGGTGGTGGTACTAGCGGATCTGGTGGGGGTGCTGAAAACACTACCGCAACCGAGTCTGCCCAATGTGTATATGCACAAGCTCTCTGGGATAATCCTAATACAAAATTCAGTCCCGCTGATCTTGCCAAGGCGTATCGCAAGTGTGATGTGAATGCCTCTACTGATCAAATTCTAAAAATTCCAGCAGAGTGGATAAACTCTTCCATCTTAGGTGCCAGAGTCCTGAAAAAAGTACTTTCTGGCAAACAGTATACATGGCACCGTGGTTCTACTTGGGTTGGTCAAATGGAAGACCGGTTCAAAAAACTCAATAAGAAGGATAGGTTCTTCACTAACATCAACAAATGGACCCCTGCTGATATTTGGATTGTTGCAAGAGGTACCGAAAACAAGTATAAGTTTGATGATGCGGAGTCACTTGTAGATCTAAACAACATGTTGTTGCAAGCATATGCCGCACGTGATATAATGGGAATCTCTCTTAAAAAGATTGGTAGTAGACCCAAATTGTCTCAGATGAATTATAAAAAACCATTTAAACCACCTGTGTTTTCTAGAACGAGTCTTGGTAAACGTGGATACTTTAAAGCAAAAGATGGGTATATTTTTTATAATGACGGTGAGGTACAATTTAGAACTTATCCTGAATTCCAATGTGAAATCATTGGTGTTACTGCGAAACATGGTAAAGTTTCCTTTGGTCCAATGAACAGCATTCTGAAACAGAATCGATTGAAAGAGATGGATGATCGTAATGATATTCGTGCGTTATGGAGATCAGATAAAGATGCCTTGATTAAAAAATGGTATCCTTTATATAAAGAAGCAGGAGAAACTTTAACCTTAGAAGAATTCCAAGGGGAAGTTGCGGAGAAAGATGATAACTGGGTAACCTCCAAGTACCTTGTAACACAATTGTTTTTAAATATTAAAGGTAAAGAACAGGATTTTTTAGAAGATCTGTATCGATATGCAAAATCACAATCTATTACGTCAGCAGTTCACCTGAAACTGTTATAAGGAATAATAATGTTATCGTTAAAGGATTTCATAACAGAACAGAAGAACACCCACATGACCCACATTGAGGACAAGGTTCTCTATGGTGGCGTGAACGGTACACGTCAAGCAATCTTTGCACTGCGAGACATGCGTGATATGTTAGCTGGTGGGGGAGGCAGTGTGTCTGTAAAGTGGGACGGTGCTCCTGCTGTATTTGCTGGCACAGATCCTCGTGATGGTAAATTCTTTGTTGCAAAGAAAGGTATCTTCAATAAGAACCCGAAAGTCTACAAGACTGATGCGGATATCGACGATGATACTTCGGGTGATTTGAACAAGAAATTAAAACTTGCTCTCACGCATTTACCAGCACTCGGTATCAAAGGAGTTATTCAAGGCGATTTCTTGTTTGATCAGTCAGACATCAAAACAAAGAACATCGATGGTAAGAAGTATGTGACCTTTCACCCCAACACTATTGTTTACGCAGTTCCAGAAGAACAAGCAGCACCCGTCAAGAAAGCAAAGATGGGCATTGTGTGGCACACCACTTACACCGGCAGCACCTTTGAAACAATGTCTGCAAAGTTTGGTGTTGATGTTTCAAAACTAAACAAAACAAGTGCTGTTTGGTCACAGGATGCTTTCTTGCGTGACCTTACTTCGGCAACTATGAGTAAGGGGGATACCAAACGTGTTAATAAAATACTATCATCAATTGGCAAACTATTTAACCAGATCAACGGCAGTACGTTACGACAATTGGAGTCAAATCAAGTGCTTGCCCAACACATCGAAACCTTCAATAACACCTTCGTTAGAAAGGGAGAGATTATCACCAACTCCAAAGCACATGCCGCCAAATTGATCAAGTGGATTAGTGCTAAGTATCAGAAAGAGATCGATGCACGTAAGACAGAGAAAGGTAAGTCTGCACAACAAGCAAAACTTGACGAACTTTTATCGTTCTTTTCAAAAGAAAATATGCCAAGTTTAATTAAAATGTTCGAACTTCAAAAATTAATTGTAGTAGCGAAGTTAGAACTTATAAATAAACTTAATCGTTTGCAAAACGTAGACACATTTGTCAAGACCAGAAACGGTTATAAAGTGACAGGTGCAGAAGGATATGTAGCAATCGATAAACTTGGTGGTGATGCAGTGAAACTTGTTGATCGTATGGAATTTTCATACAACAACTTTTCACCCGATATAGTTAAAGGATGGGACTCAACCAGTAGGAGTTAAAAATGTTGTCGTTTAAAGACTTCATGACAGTCGATTATACTCCGGGTGAACCGGAACAAGTCAGTTGGAATGCCAAAAAAAGACATCGTGGTGTTGTCGGTGAAGAAACCGAAACCACTGATGAGGCATTAGATTTCCAAGCACGTCAAGCAAAATCTCGTGCTATGAAAAAGAACAAGTCAAAGATTGCTATGGGTCGTAGACGTGCTGCTAAAAAAGCACCTACCAAAGATCGCATTGAAAAACGTGCACAACGTGCTGCTATCAAACAAATTTTTGATAAATTAGCAAAAGGTAAACCTAAATCTGAGGTACCTTATGCTATGAGGCAATCAATCGAAAAAAGAATTGCCAAGATGAAAGGTAAAATTAGTCGCATTCAGAAAAAACTTCTTCCGGATATTCGTCAGAAAGCAAAAGACAGACAAGGTAGTAAGGCAAAAAAATGATTCCATCGTTTAAACAATACCTTGTAGAAGAAACACGAGAAATATTTTTTACTTTTGGTCGTATGAACCCACCAACCGTGGGACATGGTAAATTAATGGACGTACTTTCTAAGAAAGCAGGACGTAATCCATACAAAGTATACCTCTCACAATCACAAGATCCTAAGAAAAACCCATTAAAATACGACCAGAAAGTCAAGCACACTAGAAAAATGTTCCCGCAACATGCTAGGAACGTTCTTATCAGTAAAGATGTGAAAACTGTATTCGATGCTGCTACTAGTTTACATGATCAAGGGTTTAAACGCATCACCATGGTTGTGGGAGCGGATCGAATTGCTGAGTTTCAAACTCTTCTCAATAAATATAATGGTGTTAAAGGTAGACATGGGTTCTACAATTTCGAAAAGATTAACATCGTCTCTGCCGGTGACCGTGATCCAGATGCCGAAGGCATTGAAGGCATGAGCGCCAGCAAACAACGCGAGAATGCTGCCAATAATGATTTCAATACATTTACGCAGGGTGTCCCTAGCAAAATGACTAATAAGGATACTCGTAAATTATTCAACGACATTCGTGTTGGCATGGGTTTGAAAGAGAATATCAATTTCAAGCGACACTTAGATCTCGGTAAGGTCTCGGATACACGAGAGAAGTACGTTGCTGGTGAGTTGTTCGAACCAGGTGACCGTGTTACTGTATTAGAGACGAAGAAGTCTGGATACATATATCGTCTTGGTGCTAACCATGTTATTGTAGCATTGGACGAAGGTAAAGTTACTCGTCAATGGTTAGAAGGTATCGTACACGAAGAAAAGACTGATCGATGGTATAAAGATCAACCTGAGTGGGGTACACCAGAAGCTACTGCTAAGGCAAAGAAAAACGTTGAAATAGAACAAATAGATCCTGTTCAGAAAATTAAAATGAAAATTGACAAAGAAAAAAATAGCGATGCTGTTAGACATGATAAGATGTTAGATCGAGCACGAATCGCACGAGCAAGAGCAAAGAATGTTAAGTCTGTTGCCAATAAGAAAAAGGTATAAATAGACTTATGATAAATTTTAAAGAGTCCCTAAAATTACGTCAAAAAGATGTTAAACCTGCCGCCAAACATCTGGCGTCTCAACATATTGAGAAGGGTAACTTCAAGAAGACGTTGGATCTTTTAAAGTTTTTAGGTAAGAAAGTAAATGTAGATAAGTCTACTGAAGGAAGCAGTAAAGCACTTTGGACAATAGAAGGAACGATGAACGAAATGAAATTACCTATCTCAGATGAAATGTTCAAGAGTTTGAAGAAGGGCGATAAGATCAAGATCGGTTTCGATTCTTCTATCAAGAAAGGCAATGAAAACACATACGTTGTTGTGTCCAAGACCAAATCAGCAAAATACAATCTCGAAAAGATCAAGTTGAAGAATGTGGCGAATCCTGTTGCTCAAGCATCATTCCTCTACAATAGACAAGGAAAAGTTACAATGGCACAAGGCGATATGGCAGTAACAATGAACACAGCAGTCAAAGAGTCTGTTGAAGAAGCATCAATCCTCAAAACCGTTCATAAGAATGTAACGAATAAGAAATCCGCAGAGAAAGATCGTAAGAAAGCAGTCAAGACACTGAAAGATATTCGTAAGGGCAAGTATCCCGGTGTCAAGATGGCAAATGAGGATGTTGTACTCGAAGAGGCAATGCTCAACGAATTCTCTGATGCTCAGTTAGCACAACTTAAAAAAGCATATGCCGACCTTGAACGTATCAACGTTACATCTCCCACCTACAAGAAATTGAAAGCAATGATTGCCAAGATGGATGTCAAGGCATTGGAGAAAGTTGCGCGAGCAAAGGTTAGGTTTGTATCCCAGATTGCCGCACGTGAGTACGAAGCAAAAAGTGGTAATCGATTAAAAGCAAAAGACTATATGGAGTCAACTAAACTTGATAAACATCGTGTAACAATGCAAAAATTAAGAAATGCACCTAAAGGTGCTCCTGTGATGAAAAAAGCAGGTAAAGATGCAAAGATGTTAAGATTTGTTCTAAATCGCGATGTAAAATTAAGAAAAGAATCTATTGAACTTGATGAAGCAATTGACTTCCGTAAAGCACATCAAGAAATCATGGCATATGCCAAGAAGAGTGGTGGTATTGACAAGACTGACTTTGAGAAGGTTGCATACTACGTCAAAGCAATCGGTGACAATCAGAACACACCTAACGTAGCAAACAAAGCATTCATGGCAATGAAGAAGTTTGTTGGTGATATGGATACTGATCCCCGTGATGGTGTGATGTTGATGCTCAAGAAGCATGGTATGATGAAGAATGGTCGTTTGGTGCAAGAGTCTATTACCGAAGGTGCGCTCGGAAAACAATGGGTAAATGGTGCAAAAAGGGTTAAATCTGGTAGTATCACTCTAGTAAAAGCAAAGTTTGCTTACGATTTACATACTGTGATGAAAAATGGTAAGAAGGTTGGTACTTTTGTTTTCGACGATGGTCCAGACGCATTCTCGGTAACGAATATGTCTACCAAGAAAGTCAGTTGGGCAGATCAGATCGATGATATTCCTAAAATGTTTGAGTCGAAAGCGCCTGCACTAAAAAGTTCAGATTATGCGAAAGGTACTTATCAATCTGCACAGGCATTCAAAGATAAGTTTGCCAAAAAGAAGAAAGAGTCGGTTGATGAAGCGGCACTTGAAGAAAAGACTAAGTGGAAAATGGGTGATGGTCGTCCAAGAAACGGTCCTCGCATAGAGAACGAAAGATTCTGGAACTTACCGTATGATTCTTTAAAGTATATTGCCAAAGATGCTGGTGA